ACATGGATTGGGAGAATTTTATATATAAATATAATAAGTCACTAACAATTAATTCATTAATGGAGGAATAATGGCAAAAAAACAAAAAGGAATGTCTAACCTAAAATCTCAAGTTTCTGAAGCTGTCAAAAAAGCTGAAAAAGAAATGAGTCCTGCAGAAAGACTTGGCCATGCATGGAAAAGTGCTCTTACTTCTGGTGGAAAATTAGATAAAACAAATGCTGCTTTTCCGATGGGTAAAGGATCTCAGGGGGTAGAATTGTTTAGAGAAATGATGGTTGAAAGAGGAAGAATTCCTGGAGACGCTCGAAGTGATAATTCAACATTTAAGGAATTATGGGAACAATATAACACTGCTCCTTATGATTTTGAATTTTAAACAATCGAAAGAGAACATAAAATGTTTCCACTAGCAGGAATGTTATTTAATGTTATTTCTGGACTTGTCATAGATAAGGCTCAAGATTTAGCAAAAGATCATGTCGAAAAAATGATTGACAATATAATTCCAGATCATGCAAAAAAAGAATTAGACAAAATAGTTAAAGATGATCCTACACATACTTTTAAAACTGCAAAAGAAGCACTTCAAGGTGCCGTAGAAGGTAAACTTCCTATTCAGCTGAAAGATGGGAAAATATTACCTATAGAATTAAATATTAAAATTAAATATGATCCTAGTACCGGATCAGTTGAAGTAGTGAAATCATAAAAAGGATTATAATGGCAGTAATATATGATGGATATTTAACAAAGAATTTTGCATATCAAGAAATGATAAAAAGTTATACAGCTGATAGATTGGGCATTTCAAATGATGCAACAAGGGAACACGTTATCAACTTGGTAAATCTTTGTAATTTCATTTTACAACCAGTAAGAGAAGAATTTGGACCAATTCGTGTCAACAGCGGCTATCGTTCTCCCGCTTTGAATAAAGCAGTTGGTGGTTCTAAAACAAGTCAGCACTGTAACGGAGAAGCGGCAGATTTTGAATCAAGTAGAATTTCAAATCCAGATCTGGCAAAATGGATTTCTAAAAATTTAATATTTGATCAACTTATTTTAGAATTTTATGATGGTAAAGACCCCCACAGCGGTTGGGTACATTGTTCTTATAAAAAGGATGATACTAATCGAGATTCAATGCTAACCGCTCTAAGAGTCAATGGAAAGACACAATACAAGAAAGGTCTTCTTCCATAAGGAGCAGCTTGAAAAAATTAATTAATTTTCTGATAGGGATCATACTCAAAATATATCTCCAAATATTATTTTTAGTTGGTGCATATTTTGGCAAGTCGTGGATTGACAAACAGATCAAATGGTGTTATAATACATTTGACAACTTAAAAATTCCTTATCAAAAATATTATTAATGTTTTATACTAATGTGCAATGTCTTGGTGATTATATCCTTGAAAGAGGAATAGATGATCAAGGCAACCCCTTCTCTCACAGAGAAGACTATAAACCCACGCTTTTTATTCCTACCCAAAAATCTTCCAAGTGGAACACACTTGACGGCACTCCAGTAGATTCTATTCAATGGGGTTCCATCAAAGAAACAAAGAACTCCATTCAAAAATATAGTGATGTTGAAGGATTTGATATCTATGGCATGACTATGTTTCAGTATGCTTATATTTGTGACAAATATCCAGAAGAGATAATCAATTATGATTATACCAAGATCAGAATTGCAATTATTGATATTGAAGTTGCTTCTGAAAATGGATTTCCAGAACCAGGACCCGCTGTAGAAGAAGTTACTGCCATATCAATTAAAATGGGAAATCAGTTTTTGGTTTATGGATGTGGTGATTTTATCAACAAAGAAGAAAAAGTAGAATACATTAAATGTTCAGATGAGAAAGCATTACTAGAAAGGTTTCTTTCTGATTGGAGTAAAAATTATCCAGATATTATTACTGGTTGGAATACTCGATTCTTTGATATTCCATATTTGGTTAATAGAATTAATCGCCTATTTGGCGAAAAACAAATGAAGAAATTATCTCCTTGGGGATATATCAAAGAAAATAAAATATTTGGTGTAGGTGGAAAAGAAACACAGGCATATGAATTATCTGGAGTGTCTATTGTAGATTACATGGATACTTATAAGAAATTCATTTATGTTAATCAAGAATCTTATACTCTAGGACATATTGCTTATGTAGAACTTGGTGAAGCTAAACTTGATTATTCAGAATATGATACTTTACATGAATTGTATAAATTAGATTATCAAAAGTTTATTGAGTATAATATCAAAGATGTGGAGTTGGTTGAAAGACTTGAAGCAAAGATGAAACTCATGGAAATGGTTATTTCTTTGGCATATCTTTCTCATTGTAATTATAATGATGTATTTGCTCAAACCCGAATGTGGGATGCGATTATTTATAGCCACTTAAAAAGATTGAACATCGTAATTCCACAAAAGAAAAAGACTAGAGGTCAAGGATATGAGGGGGCTTATGTAAAAGATCCTATTATTGGTCGACATGATTGGGTAGTTTCATTTGATTTAAATAGTTTGTATCCGCATTTGATTATGCAGTATAATATATCACCGGAAACTCTTCAAGGTATGCATGAGGCTCCAGGTGTTGATGCTATGTTAAATGAAGAGTTTGATACATCTTTTTTGAAAGAAAAAAATCAGACCATCACTCCGAATGGCTCTCTTTATTCAAGGGACAAGCAAGGATTTCTTCCTGCTCTTATGGAAAAAATGTATAATGACCGTGTAAGATATAAGAAAATGTTGTTTGAAGAGCAGAAGAAGGGAAGAAATGCTGATTCTAATAAACTATCTCAATATTTTAATATGCAGATGAATCTCAAGATTGCTCTTAATTCTGCTTATGGCGCTCTTGGGAATGAATGGTTTCGATTCTATGATGTGAGAAATGCCGAAGCAGTTTCTGTTGCTGGTCAGTTGTCTATTCGTTGGGCTGAAAATGAAGTAAATAAATATTTAAATAAAGTGTTAGAAACTGAAGATAAAGATTATGTTTTAGCTTCTGATACTGATTCTTTATATGTATCTCTTGATGATCTTATTAAAAAAGTAGGATTAACTGATAAAGAGAAAATAATTAATTTTTTGGATAAAGTATGTGAGGATAAATTAGAAAAAATTATTGAAAAGTGTTATGATAATCTTGCTGTTTATACCAATGCTTTTCAGCAGAAGATGCTCATGAAGCGGGAGGTTATTGCTGATACAGGAATTTGGACTTCTAAGAAAAGATATATTTTGAATGTTCATGATTCAGAAGGTATTCGCTATGAAACACCTAGACTTAAAATTATGGGAATTGAGGCAATTAGAAGTTCTACTCCTGAACCCTGCCGAAAGTCCCTAAAGAAATCATTTAATATAATCATGAATGGTACTCAAGATGATGTTATTGAGTACATTGAAGAGTTTAAGAATGAATTTAATACTCTTCCTGCCGAAGATATTGCTTTTCCTCGTTCAGTTAAAGGATTAGAAAAATATGCAGATTCATCAACAATTTATCGAAAATCAACTCCAATTCATGTAAAAGGATCTTTGATTTATAATAAGATGTTGAAGACTAAAAAATTATCCAAAAAATATCCGATAATTAAAGAAGGAGAAAAGATTAAATTTGTGTATTTGAAGACTCCAAATCCAACGAGTGATAAAGTTATTGCTATGTTAAACAATCTCCCGAAAGAATTTGAATTAGAAAAATATATAGATTATAAGTTACAATTTGAAAAATCATTTCTTGAGCCTTTGGAGGGAATTTTACATGCTATTGGATGGGAATCTGAAAAGAAATCAACACTTGACAATTTCTTTGTTTAGTGATATAATTACTAGAAAGTAAATATGGCAGAAAAAATGAAATTACCCATTGATTATACAATAATAGATTCAAGAACTAGAAAAAAAGTTAGAGAAAAATATTGTGTATTACAAAATTGGTTATGTTTTTATTGTGAACATGATTTGCATGATAAACCACCATCAACTATAACAGAGAAAAAAATAAACTTGGAACTGTTTCCTCCTAACTTTTTGAGGTGGCCAATTCATTTACAACATAGTCATGAAACAAATATGACAGAGG